AAGGGTGTATGGGAACTAAATGTCTATGATGATCTTTGTGACGCTATGAAAGAAGCCGCCAAAGAGCTTGGTGTAGCGATTAAATGGGGTGCAGCTTGGAGCGAAGGTGATATTCGTTCGTACAAAGGCACAGCAGAAGATGCGATGAACGCATACATTGATTTACGTAGAAGTCAAGGTCGTAGACCATTTATTGATGGACCACATTTCGAACTAATGTAAAGGAACAATACTATGGCAGCAAACGGTATATCAACCCTACCTACTAAAGAAGCTAGGCAAATTGCTAAACTAAACTTAGCACAAACAAACAGAATTGCAAGCGGACGCAGAAGCAACTACAGCAGAGCATTATTGCCTGCACCTTATACAGGTAACGTTGCTGTTCCAGATAATGGCGCTGGATTGTATGGTACACCAGGGAGACCGTGGTTCTAATACTACTATAAAATTTAAACATAAAAGAGAGTTTAGGCTCTCTTTTTTCTTGACTTTTGCTAGAATGATGTTACTATATATTAAGTTAACAACACTAACAAACAGAAAGTGATATTATGAAAAAATCAATCCTTGCTGCGATTGCGGCAACAATGGTGTCGGGCTCGGCTTATGCTCACACTGCAAACACACCACACGTCTGCGGCGTTGACCCTGACGTGATTTCAGAGTGGCCAGGCTATGGCACACGTGCCAAAATCTATGACCGTGGAGATTACTTCTTTGCAGTAGAAGTTAAAACATTCCACACTCCAATCTCATACAAGCATTGGAACCGTGTAGAATCTATTACTAACCATATTCGCATCTACAAAGATGACTGTCGTGTAAGCAACATTGAAATTGTACACACAGAATCAAAAGACGAAGAAGTAGAAGCAGGAACCGGCGTCGGTGGTACAGTAGACCGTTGGTCAATTGAATTCGAACCATATGGCGTAGGACAAAACCGAGTTTACTTTGTTAATTCAAATGGCTTTCGTGAATATCTTCTGGATGCTGTTTATAGCACAACACCAGGTTCAGAGTATCATACTCTTCAAGCGTGGGTTACTGCTTTAGAACAAGCCGACCAGAGCATCCACGACGGCGCAACAGCTGCAGGTGATGCAGGCGATGCAAGTGACTATATCTCAAACATTACTGAATATTTTAGAGATAACATCGAACAATAACATATCAATTAAATTGATTGCAAAAGGCAGCTACGGCTGTCTTTTGTCTTGACAAGACAACAAAACTTTGCTATAATGATATAGTATATGTAAACTAAATGGAGAACACAATGTTCACAGACTCACAAATCACAAAACTAAAGCAACTAGTAAGCGAAGGCATTCAAGTTAACGGCGAGATCGAAACACTTAAAGAAGGCTTGCGTGACACAGTAAAAGCTATTGCTGAAGAAATGGAAATCAAACCAAGCGTACTTAACAAAGTTATTCGTGTTGCGTACAAAGCTGAAATTGACAAGCACCGCGATGAATTTGCAGAGCTAGAATCAATCCTTGAAACTATTGGCCGCGGCTAAAAACATATGAACAAATTATTACTGGTAGCACTCGAAGAAGAGTTTGACAAAGACTTGTTGCCCGAAGATTGGCAAGTGGTTTACACAGGTGTTGGCAAAGTTAATGCTTGCTTGCACGTATGTGAATCAATTGGTGTGTTTCAACCCGACATTGTTGTTAACTATGGCACAGCGGGCGGATTAAACGGTGCTAGCGGCTTGTTAGAAATGAAAGCGTTTGTACAACGTGATATGATAGCAGAGCCACTGTGCGAGCGTGGATACACGCCAGGTGAGAATGGTGCTATTATTACAACATCAGCAGGCGTCGGTATTGGCAACGTGTGTGCTACCGGTGATAGTTTTGTTACACAGGAAGATCCTTGGCTAACTAGCCTAAATGTAGACTGTGTAGATATGGAAGGGTATGCACTTGCTAAAGTTTGTAAGTATGCAGATATTCCGTTTAGAAGTTGGAAATTTATTAGTGACAACGCAGATGAAAATGCATCTGATGATTGGGACACTAACGCAGGAAAAGGGCAAATGCAATTCCTGTCAGAAGTTATAGTAGGAGAGTTTGGTAGTGTACGTAGATTCTATCATTGATAAAAACAAAGACATTATTAGCGTAGTTGAGCGAGTTGGAGGTGTACGAAAGTATGTACAATACCCTGCTCGATACGTGTTTTATTACCCAGATTCAAATGGTGCGTATACCAGTATCTTTGGTGATAAACTAAACCGTGTACAGCACACTAGCAGTAAACAGTTTAACAAAGAAAAGAAAATGCAGTATGGCAAGAAGTTGTTTGAAAGCGATGTGAATCCAGTATTCCGTTGTTTAAGTGAACACTATGAAAATGCCGAAGCACCAAAACTAAATTTAGCATTTTGGGATATTGAGACTGACTTTAACAAAGAGTTGGGCTTTGCTCCACCCGAAGATCCGTTTAATGCTGTTACAGCAATTAGTGTACACTTGAGCTGGATGGAACGTACATTTTGTTTAGCAGTAGCACCTAAGGCTATGGACGAGCAAACAGCCAATGGCATTGCAGATAAATTCGAAGATACAATAATTTGTAAAAGCGAAGAAGAAATGTTGCTGATGTTCTTGGACTTGATTGACGATGCTGATGTGTTCAGCGGTTGGAACAGCGAAGGGTTCGATATTCCATATACTGTTAATCGTGTTGCAAAGATACTAGGCAAAGAATACACAAGACGTTTTTGTTTGTGGGATCAATATCCCAAAAAGCGTATGTATGAAAAATACGGCAAAGAACAAGAAACATATGATACTGTAGGACGAGTACACTTGGATTACTTGCAACTGTATCAAAAGTATACATATCACGAAATGCACAGCTACAGCCTGGATGCTATTGGTGAATATGAATTAGACGAACGTAAGGTTGAATACGAAGGTACACTAGATCAGTTGTACAACAATGACTTTGAAAAGTTTATTGCGTATTCAAGACAAGACGTTGACTTGCTTGTACGCTTGGATAAGAAGCTACAGTTCATTGACTTGGCTAACGTACTAGCACACGCTAACACAGTGCTGTTACAAACAACTATGGGTGCTGTTGCACAAACAGACCAAGCTATTATTAACGAAGCACACAGCCTAGGTCTTATTGTTCCAGACAAACGTAGACACCACGATAACATCCCTGCCGCGGGTGCGTATGTTGCAGTTCCTGAAAAAGGTATGCACCAGTGGATTGCAAGTATGGATTTGAACTCACTGTATCCAAGTATCTTGCGTAGTTGTAATATGAGTACTGAAACTATTATTGGACAAGTACGACACACACTAACTGATCAAGGTATTATGGAACAGATTAGCAAAGTAAAGAACTTTGATAAGAAAGTAGATGATCCAACAGACCGAGACGAAGTTATGGAGTTTGGCAAAAGTATGCTAGACTCACCGTTCCCAAAGTATTGGGAGGGCAAGTTTGCAACTCGTGAATATGAACTAGTTATGGAACGTGACACAGACACAATGCTAACTGTTGATATGGAAGACGGCAGTAGTATGAATGCAACTGGCGCAGAGATATATGACATTGTGTTTACAGGTGGTATGCCTTGGGTAATGAGTGCAAACGGCACTATCTTCTCATATGAAAAGAAAGGTGTTATTCCAGGACTACTAGAACGTTGGTACAGCGAACGTAAAGAACTACAAGCTAAAGCAAAAAGCTTTCGTGACGCTGGTGGCGATGAATTTGCGTTTTGGGATAAGCGACAGTTGGTTAAGAAAATTAACTTGAACAGTTTGTATGGTGCCTTGTTGAATCCAGGAAGTAGATTCTTTGACAGCAGACTAGGACAATCAACAACACTAACTGGACGTTGTATTGCAAGACATATGGCTGCAAGTGTTAACCAAGTTATGACAGGCGAGTATGATTACAAAGGTGATACTATTATATATGGTGATACTGACTCTGTTTACTTTAGTGCGTATCCAATGCTCAAAGAACAAATTGAAGCAGGTGAATTAAACTGGGACAAGGATAGTATCATTGCATACTATGACGCAGTAAGCGAAGCCGCAGATGAAACATTCCCGGGCTATATGAATCGAGCACACAATTGTCCTGCAGACTTAGGACGTATTATTGCAGCTGGTCGTGAGATTGTTGGGCAAGCAGGATTGTTTATTATCAAGAAGCGTTATGCTATTTTGGTTATCGACGATGAAGGTCAGCGTGTTGATGTAGATGGTAAACCTGGTAAACTAAAAGCTATGGGATTAGACTTGAAGCGTAGTGATACGCCGGCGTTTATGCAAGACTGGTTGAAAGAACTTCTTGATCTAACACTAAACGCAAAAGGTGAAGAGCCAGTGCTTGAACGTATTAAAGAAATACGTAAGGAGTTTAGAGCAATGAAAGCTTGGAAAAAAGGTACGCCAAAGCGTGTTAACAAACTAAGCTACTATGCAGGACTTGAATGGAAAGTCAACAAACGCACAGGCGAAGAAACATTTAAAGGCAAAGCAAATATGCCCGGACACGTAAGAGCTGCTATTAACTATAACAGATTGCGTAAAATGAATGGTGATGCTTACAGTATAGAAATCGAAGATGGAATGAAAACTATTGTGTGTAAACTCAAAGACAATCCATTAAAAATGAAAAGCATTGGTATTCCAACTGACTTGTTGCGTGTTCCAGAATGGTTCCAAGACCTTCCGTTTGATGACGCAGAGATGGAACAAGCAATTGTAACCAAGAAGATTGAAAATCTATTGGGCGTGTTGGATTGGGACTTGCAAAGCGCACACGAAGCTACTACATTCAACAGTCTGTTTGATTTCGACTAGACTATGAAAGACATACGCAGTACATATAAAGACCTAAATAAACCTAGAGGTGCAGTATTGGACCTTCACGGATTAATTACTCACACTGCGTGGAAAAAGGTTGCAAACTTCTTAGAATCGTGTTATTATAACAATATAACAAATTGTAAGATTATTTGTGGCCAAGGAGCAATGAGTTCCGAGTTAGGTGAATGGATTCGCCTAAATAGATACACAATATCATATAAGAGCAGTCATTGTGGCGGTTCTTACACAGTTAAACTTAAGAGGATAAACAAATGAAAGACGTAGTTCTTGACATCGTAAAACACACAGCCGGACTTGGCTTTATTGAAAACATCAAAGTAACTGGTACAGCTACAGATACTAAGCTTGAAGCTATGGATCCTGATCGTACAGTTATTCTTAACGCATCACTACATTCAGCAGAAGCTGATATGGTTGGCGAATTTGGTATGGGTAACTTGGGTTTCCTAAGTGGCGTAAGCAACTTGCCAATGTATCGTGCTGAAACAGCAGACGTAAGCGTTACACGTCGTGAGCGTAACGGCGAAGAAAATCCTGAGTCAATTGTATTTGCAGATGACCAAGGTAACAAAGACCAGTATCGCTTTATGAGCAAACAGATTGTTGAACAAACAATGAAAACTGTTACATTCAAAGGTGCTA